AATCACCATGCCGTAGAATATTTTGGGCAGAGTAAGACTGTTATAAAGCAAGCGCATTTAGCAAATAGGAGTAAAATAAATGCCAAAGAAAGTTGATTCGAGACTTAAACGAGCAGGTGTTAGTGGTTATAACAAGCCTAAACGAACTCCTAATCACCCTAAAAAGTCTCATGTAGTTGTAGCTAAAGAAGGCGGTAAAACAAAAACTATAAGGTACGGACAACAAGGCGTTAAAGGTGCAGGTAAAAACCCCACTACCGCAAAAGAAAAAGCTCGGCGCAAATCTTTTAAAGCTAGACATGGGAAAAATATAGCTAAAGGTAAAATGTCTGCGGCTTATTGGGCAAATAAATCCAAATGGTAGAGAACAATGCCGTTAAAAAGTATTGAATTAAAAGCAGGGATAAACCGTGAAAATACACGTTATGCTACCGAAGGTGGGTGGTATGAAGGTGATAAGATTAGGTTTAGACAAGGCACTCCCGAAAAAATAGGTGGTTGGGAACGAATTTCTGCGGCTACATTTTTAGGGGTATGTCGGTCGTTATGGAATTGGGTAACGATTGGCGGTCAAAATCTTGTGGGTGTAGGCACTAACCTTAAATTTTATATAGAACGAGGTGGTGCATATTATGATGTTACTCCTATACGTTCTACTACCGCAGCAGGAGATATAACTTTTGCTGCTGTTAACGGGTCATCTACACTTACTATTACAGATACTTCTCATGGAGCAGGTAATGGGGATTTTGTTACTTATTCGGGTGCAGTGACACTAGGCGGCCTTATTACAGCAGCCGTCTTAAACCAAGAATACCAAATAGATGTAGTGTTAGATGAAAACACATATACGATTACAGCTAAGGATACAGGTGGCACAACAGTTACAGCCAATAGCAGCGACACAGGAAATGGTGGTGCTTCGGTTGTAGGGGTCTACCAAATCACTACAGGTAACTCTATAGCTGTGCCGTTCACGGGGTGGGGTGCAGGTGCTTGGGGTTCAGGAACATGGGGAGTAGGTGGCACTACTACTCAACCACTTCGGTTATGGAGCCAAAATAATTTTGGAGAAGACTTAGTTTTTGCTTATAGAGGTGGGCCTCTTTTTTATTGGGACGCCACTACAGGTACTACAATTCGTGGGGTTTATGTGTCTTCTTTAACAGGAGCGTCTGACGTACCTACTGCTGTTAATTACTCTTTCGTATCAGATATTAATAGGTTCGTGTTTGCTTTTGGGGTTAACGCATTAGGGGAGTCTCAAATAGACCCGTTGTTGATTAGATGGTCAGATCAAGAAACAGTAGTTAACTGGACACCTTCTATAGGTGGAGAAGCAGGTAGTTTAAGGCTTTCGCATGGGACAGAGATAATAGTAGCTGTGCAAGCCAGACAAGAAATATTAGTATGGACAGATTCGGCATTGTTTTCGTTGCAGTATTTAGGGTTCCCTGATGTGTGGGGCGCACAGTTACTTGGCGATAATATATCTATCGCAGGGCAAAACGCAGTAGCTTACGCTGCGGGTATAGCCTTTTGGATGGGGCGTGATAAGTTTTACACCTACGATGGTACAGTTTCTCCACTACCTTCTAACGTCCGGCGATATGTGTTTAGTGATATTAATGAACAACAGTTCCAACAAATTGTAGCAGGTACAAACGAAGGGTTTAGTGAAGTATGGTGGTTTTATTGCTCGGCAGGGTCTACCACAAACGACCGCTATGTAGTGTATAACTATGTGGAAAACCTGTGGTTTTACGGAACTTTAGGTCGCACAGCATGGTTGGATTCTGGACTACGCGCTTACCCATTAGCCGCCACTTATACTTATAATTTAGTTAACCATGAAGTAGGTACGGATAATAAAGAGACTGCTGCGACTACCGCTATTACTGCGACTGTTACTTCTGCTGAGTTTGATTTAGAAGATGGGCATCAATTTGCTTTTATAAAACGAGTGCTTCCCGATGTTACTTTTGTAGGATCAACGGCTGAAACCCCTGCGGTAACACTGTCTTTAGAAGCCTTGCAAAATTCAGGATCGGGTTACAATTCCCCTGCTTCTGAAGGTGGTGACAGTTCAGCTACCGTAACACGTACTGCTACAGTGCCTATTGAACAGTTTACTGGGCAGGCGTTTGTGCGTATTAGAGGTAGGCAGCTTGCTTTAAAAATTGAATCAGATGCCGTAGGGGTAGCATGGCAGTTGGGAGTTCCTCGATTAGACATGCGCCCTGATGGTAGAAGAGGTTAGTCATGTCAGCAGGTACTGAGTTAAGAGTAGTTGCTCCGGCGTTACCCAAACCGCCGCAAACGTATACAAAAGGGTATTTAGATCAATTTAATAACATACTACGGTTGTATTTTAACCGTTTAGACCGAGCGATAAGTAATCTTATGTCATCAACAGTACCATACAATTTAAGGGTTTCTCAGGGGATTGTAACGGGCGCTTCTTCTGTCTATAAGTTTGGCTTTAATTCTGATATTGACACTTCAGAAGAGACTATATGGAGTCAGGGAGGGCTATATTCCTACTCTACGTCAGCCGCTGTTGTTTATTTAAGCAGTACCGATGCCAATGATACAGTATCGGGTACAGGAGCTAGGACAGTAACAATC